GCGCACGGGCAACCTGGAGCGATCCATCTACCAGGCCTTCAGCGCGAACAACTCCGGCACCGGCTTTGCCACGTACCACGTGAGCTGGAACGCCCGCAAGGCGCCGCACGGCCACCTGGTGGAGTACGGGCACCTGCAGCGTTACGAGATCACCTACGACCCGCAGACGCGGCGCTTCACCACCCACAAGGACCGCCCGCTGCCTGTGCCCAAGCAGGTGGCCGCGCGGCCGTTCGTGCGGCCGGCAACGGCGAAGTTCGGCGAGGCCCGTGACGCGGCCCTGGCCGAAATCTGGAAGCGCCTGGACAAGAAGCTGGGGACACCATGAGCCTGGAATCTGACCTGGTCACGCTGCTGAAGACGGTGTGCCCGCGGGTGTTCCCCGACGTTGCGCCGACCGACACCCAGCGGCCGTACATCACGTGGCAGCAGATCGGCGGCGACGCGCCGGTCTACGTCGAAGGCCAGGTGCTCGACCGGCGCAATGCGCTGATTCAGGTCAACGCCTGGGCCGAGACGCGGGCGCAGGCCAATGCGCTGTCGCAGCAGATCGAGGCGGCGCTGACTGCCGCCACCGGCATGCAGGCCCAGCCGCAGGGCGCCCTGATCGCGGCGCACGACGAAGACACCGACCTGCGCGGGGCGCAGCAAGATTTTTCCATCTGGGCCCTCCGGTAACGGAAGGCTCACCCCTCGCCCGATCGGGCAACCAACCAGCCACCCACCGGGTGGCTTTTTTCATTCCCGAAAGGAACCTCCATGGCTCAAGTGCCCACCGGTTCGACGTTCTACATCGCGTCGGCCTTTGCCTCTCCCCGCGCCACCACGGCGGTCACCAACGCCTCCGAGGCCGTTGTCACCTCTGCGGCCCACGGCTTCAGCAACGGCGACGTGCTGGAAGTCACCAGCGGCTGGGGCCGCCTGAACTTGCGCGCTGTGCGCATCAAGGGCGTGACGACCGACAGCTTCATCCTCGAAGGCGTCGACACCAGCAACACCAGCTTCTTCCCCACCGGCACCGGCATCGGCTCCGTGCGCAAGGCCACCGCGTTCACCCAGGTGACGCAGGTCCTGTCGGCCGCGTCTTCGGGCGGCGACCCCAAGACCGTGTCCTTCAAGTACATCGAGTCGGACGTGGAATTCAGCCTGAACGACGGCTTCACGGCCACGTCGCAGTCGCTGGAGCTGGACGCCGACTCCATCGGCTCGGCTGGCTACACCGCGCTGAAGACGCTGACCGACACGCAGACCAACACCATCCTGCGCACGCTGACCCGCTCGGGCTCGGTGATGTTGCAGCCCTGCACCGTGGCTCTGAACGAGTCCGTGAAGCTGCAGGACGGCCAGGTCAACCGCGTGACCGTTGCCTTCAACGGCAACTCGCGCCTGACTCGCTACGCCTCCTGATGAGGCCCCCGGCCTGACGGCCACCACCTGAGCACCGACCTGGCCCTGTTCGCCCTTTTGCGGGGGCGGCAGGGCTGGGCACGGGCTTGCAACCTCCCCGCAAAGGACCCCATGTCGAAGATCACCCTGGGCAAGCGCCCCGAACACTTCACCCCCGTCACCGTCGAATTCCCGATGCCCGACGGCACCACCGGCACCATCGAGGCCACGTTCAAGTACCGCACGCGGGAAGAGTACGGCGCCATGATCGACAAGACTCGCGCCGATGCCAAACCGTTGGCAACTGGCGAGGCTGCACCCACCGTTGAAGCCCTTTCAGCCAACGGCGTGCACGGCGATGCCGTCTTGACCTTCAGCGCCCTCCATGCCTGGGACCTCGACGAGCCCCTGACGTTTGAGAACGTCTACCAACTGGCCAATGAAGTGCCCGCCGCGATCACCGCGCTGCTGGCCGGCTACCGCCGCATGGTCAGCGAAGGCCGCTTGGGAAACTGACCGCGGCCGCGCAGGCGGCCTACCACCGCTTGCCCACGGCCAAAGAGCTGGAGGGCAGCGGCTTCGAGCCAGCGGACTACGCCTTGCCGCCCGTGCAGGTGTGGCCCGACAACTGGCCGGTGTTCATGCTGTTTTGTGACCTGCGCACCCAGTGGCGCGTGGCCATGGGCGGCGCGACCGGCCTGGACTACACCGCCGTGCTGGCCGTGATGGACCTGCACGGCATCACTGCCGACAAGCGCCGCGACACCCTGGCCGACATCCAGGCCATGGAAGACGCCGCGCTGGCCGCCATGGCCGTGACCTACACCTGAGCCCTCCCATGACCACAGACAACCGCAAAGTGCAGCTCAGCTTCGAGGCGGACGCCACAGGTGCGCGTGCTGGCTTTGAGCAGGTCGAGGCGGGCTCGCAGAAGATGGCCCGCACCGTGGGCGAGGCGGGCAAGACCGCGGGCGCTGGCATGGATGCCATTGGCACCGGTGCCAAGCGTGCCGCCGATGGCCTGTCGCGCGAAGAGGGCCGCATCACCGCGTCCATCAAACGCGCCACCACCCAGCTGGAGACGCTGGGCAAGACCGCGTCCCAGAAGCTGGAGTTCCGCATCGACTCGCAGGGCCTGGACGCGGCCAAGTTCGAGCCCGCGCTCAAGCGCCTGCGTGAGCTCGAGGCGGGTGTGTCACGCACGGGCGTGTCCGCCGCTCAGACGGCTGCGGCCTTGCGTGGCGTGCCGGCGCAGTTCACGGACATCATCACCAGCCTGCAGGGCGGCCAGGCTCCGCTGACCGTGCTGCTGCAGCAGGGTGGCCAGCTCAAGGACACCTTCGGTGGCATCGGTCCGGCTGTGCGTGGCCTGGGCGGCTTCGTGGCTGGGTTGATCAATCCGTTCACGGTGGCTGCGGGCGCCGTGGGTTTGCTGGCGGTGGCGGCCTACAAGGGCGCCGACGAGTCCAGCGAATTTCGCAAGCAGATCATCCTGACGGGTAACGCCGCGGGTGTGACCGCGGGCCAGCTGGCTGCCATGGCGCAAAGCGCCTCAGCACAAGGCGGCACGCAGGGCAAGGCTGCCGATGTGCTGGCCCAGCTGGTGGGCACCGGACGCGTGGCGCGTGAGCAGCTGCAGGGCGTGGCGCAGGCCATCACCGGCATCAGTGCGGCCGGCGTGCCGGTGGAAGACCTGGTCAAGGACTTCGCCGAGCTGGGCAAGGCGCCCACCGAGGCCGTGCTGCGGCTCACCGACAAGTACCGGTTCCTGACGACGGCGGTGTTCGAGCAGATCGCTGCTCTGGAGCGCCAGGGCCGCGCCGATGAGGCTGCCGCGCTGGCCCAGAAGACTCTGGCCGACGCACTGGCTGGCCGTGCGGTCGAGATCAAGCAGAACCTGGGTTTGCTGGAGCGCGCCTGGGGCGGCGTTGGAAGCGCAGCCAAGGGCGCATGGGACTTCATGCTCGGCATTGGCCGGGAAACCTCCATCGAGGACCAGATCAAGTCGCTGGAAGAGCGCCGCGACCGCTTTGCCCGCAACCCTGGTTTCACGCCTGGGCAGGGTCCGGGCCAGGTCATCGCCCAGTACAACGCCGAAATCGACGCCCTCAAGGCCAAGGGCCGCGCCGAAGTCGACGCAGCCAAAGCCACCGCAGACCGCCAGGCCAAAGAGCTGCGCGGCACCGAGGCCGTCAAGGCGCTGGAAGAGCAGCGCCGCGCCTTGGCCACCAAGGAGCAGCAGCGCGAGGAAGACCTGCGCAAGCTGCGCCAGAACGTGGCTGACATCCGTGCAGTGAACCCCACCAGCCCCCTGCTGGACCCCAAGCAGATCGCTGCCGACGAGGCCGCGATCCGCGAGAAGTACGCCGACAAGGGCGTGGCCCGCACCCAGGCCCGCGAAGCCACTGCCGCCCAGCGTGCGCTGGAGCAGTACCGCAACCTGATCGACGACCTGGCCGGCAAGCAAGACGGCTTCGCCTCCAACTTCAACGAGCAGGTGCGCACCCTGGCCGCTGGCTGGAAGCTCTCCGGCGACTCGGTGGCGGTGTACGACCGCGCCTTCGAGAACCTGCTCAAGCAGCAGCCCTTCTACCTGGAGCAGCAGCGGGCCCTCGCTGAGCAGGAGCGCAGGTACCAGACCGAGCGCAAGCAGCGCTTCGACGAGATCCAGCGCGAGTACGAGCAGGAGGTGCGCTCGGCCGAGCAAAGCGCCAAGGGCGTCGAGTCCCGCGTGCAGGCCATGGCCGACGAAGAGGCCGCCATTGCCCGATCGCGCACGCTCAACATCAGCCTGTCGCAGGCTCTGGAAGAGGTCGTGGTGGCCCGCCTGGAGCTGGCCCGTGCTGAGGCCCTGGCCAACGGCGAGCAGGAGCGAGTCGACGCCATCAACCGCGAAATCGAGGCCCGCCGCGAGCTCGCCAAGCTGACCGACAGCAAGACGGGCCGCGACAGCGCCAAAGACGCGCTCAAGGACTTCCTCAAGGCTGACATCGGCACCAACTTCGCCGCAGGCTTCGACAAGGCCAGCGCTTCGCTGGGCACCTTCGTGGAGACCTTCGGCAAGCTGGCCAAGGCGCAGGAGGACTACAACCTGGCGCGCAAGGCCGACGACCTGACGGCTGACAAGGCCGCACGGCTCGACCAGCTGTACGCAGCCCGCCAGCTCAACAGCTACGCCAGCCTGACGGGCGCGGCCAAGGGGTTTTTCCGCGAACAGACGGCGGGCTACAAGGCCCTGCAGACGGCCGAGCAGGTGCTGCGCACCATCGAGCTGGCGTCTTCTGCCCAGCGGATCGCTGCCAAGCTGGCCGAGGGCCAGGCCGTGGCCGCGGTGGGTGTGGCCAACCAGGCCAGCGGCGACCCCTACAGCGCCTTTCCGCGCATGGCTGCCATGGCGGCCATCATGGCGGGCCTGGGCTTTGCTGTGTCTGGTGCCTTCGGTGGCGGTGGGGGCACGTTTGCACCCACCAACACCGGCACGGGCACGGTGCTGGGTGACGGTGGCGCGCAGTCGGAGAGCGTCAAGCGCTCCATCGACGCGCTGGCCGACATCGACACGCTGACCGCCCGGTACAGCGCCCAAATGGCGGCCAGCCTGCGCAGCATCGAGGGCAACATCGGCGGGCTGGCCAACCTGCTGGTGCGTGGTGGTGGGCTGGAGGCGGCAACGGCTGGCGTGCAGACGGGCTTCCAGCGTGACGCCATCGGCAAGTCAATCGATTCCCTCTACGCCTACAACTCCAAGATGTTCGAGGCGGTGCCGGTCATCGGCGGGGTCCTGGGTGGCCTCAACGGTGCCGTCGGCAAGCTGGTCAGCGGCCTGTTCGGCTCCAAGACCAGCATCGTCGGGCAGGGTGTCACCGCGGGCGCGCAGTCCATCGGCTCCATCCTGGACCTCGGCTTCGACGCGGCCTACTTCGCCGACATCCAGACCAAGAAGAAGACCTTCGGCTTCACCACCAGCACGCGCAACCGCACGCAGTTCACGGACGCGGACCCGCTGCTCGAGCGCCAGATCGGCACCATCTTCAGCAACTTCAGCGCAGCGCTGCTGGCGGCATCTGAGCCGCTTGGGCGCAACCTGGGCGCCGTGGAGGCCGGCATCCGTGGGTTCGTGGTCGACATCGGCCGCATCGACCTCAAGGGACTGTCGGGCGAGCAGATCAGCGAGCGGCTGACTGCCGTCTTCGGCGCGCAGGGCGACCGGCTGGCTG